ATGTCGTCGACTGAAATCCGTTTTAAGATACCAGTTTACAATTCTGAGTCCTTCCAGAAGGGGAGGCGATTTGTTGACTTCTTTGAGACAGCCTATGGCCGTCAGAAGAGTCGTCGCAATTCCACTTCCTCTCAGAGTGTCGGAGTTCGAACGCATGTGCCATTGAAGGTAAAATGGCAGTTGCTGCGTGTGCGGATTCCGGAGGAGATCTGGTTTATGCGTAAGAGCAAGAAGAACGAGCTCGTGCGCATATGCCACGCTCTGTGCGCCGCGTGGATCAGTGTTTGGCCGTCTAGTCAACACGGTTTAGAAGCCAATTTTGGCAACTACACCGCGATGACGGCCATACGTGATCTCATTGCGTGGGTGTTGAGGACATATTCTCGCGATCGCGAGCTTATGAAATCAGGCTTGAAGTCACTAGCCGCTTGGCTAAGATTTCTAGCAGCACCTACACAATTAGCGGACGCACCCGACCCTAACCCCAGGATGTTATTCTTCAGTAACGGTAGTCTGGACCTCTCCCTGTTGTTCAGGGGGTCTATACAGACTATGGCTACTAGTGCTGCGGCCCTACTTCGTTTTTCGAAGTTTGGGCGAGCACTTCCACCCGGGGGTAAAGCAGAAGGGAAGGTAGCAATAGCCGAACATCGGCAGATGCTACTCACCGAGAGACGTACACATACTGCGCTTATACGAGCGGTAGGAGATGTCATCCAGGGCATAGCCCAAGGTGCGAACTCCTTGCCAACTGTAAACAGCGCGAAGTATACGTTATCGGCTTCTGCTTCGGTCGAAGCGAGGAGGAGAGATGGTGGTGCGGCGTCCGAGATCCGGCGACTTGTCGTCAGATCTTATCTGACCGATCTCATAGGTAACATCCACATAGTAGACGTTATAATGAGTAAGCCAGATCCAATTGCTTATGTTGAGAACCTCAGCTCGATGAGCACCGAGGAACTAACAACTGATTTCGGCCACGATATAGGCGAAGTGCGGTATGCAATCCGTCAAAATATCGCGGGTCGTTTTCAAGCAATGGATGGAACGCCGGAAACATGGGAAAGCGCGGCCTGGTACGCACACACTACACTAGCTCAGGAGACGGTGATGGATTATAAATCCAACATTGGCGTCCTGCCTAAGCACAGTGTGGTGGCGGTTCCAGATCGTGGTGGGTTCAAGGTCCGTGTAGTGACCAAGGGCCCTGCCGTGCTTCAATCCATGTCTCACCAAGTCCGTAAGGTCCTTTATGACCACGTGTTGACAAAACTCCCAAGTAAATGGGCGTTAGTCGACGGTGGTATGCTGGATTGGATTGCACAACTACCTACGGTAAGGGAATTTCCCCCACTATTAGGAGATGTCGTGATCCTGTCATCAGACTTAAAGAACGCTACGGATCTCTTCCCCCATGATCTCGTTGCAGAGATTAACAACAGACTGGAGTTCCACTTGCGAAAAGGTGAGACACGTAGTGTCAACTGGTTCGCTTGGAAAGCTCTTTCTGGTCCTCAATTGTTGGACTATGGTCCGACTTTTGAGCCAGCTGAAGTCATATCTGCATCCGGAAACCTTATGGGAACCGCCCCGTCTTGGGTACATCTTAACCTGCTGAATTTCAGCTTATTTCGATGTGCCTGGGGCGTTTGGATGAATGCGATTCGTCGCAGACTTCCATTACGTCGCAAACTGTGGTCTTATCAACAGATATCCCACATCGATCGAGACGCAATTAAGCGAGAAATCATCTCGGTGCTTGAGGATAGGGAAGGATTTAATCCATTCTCATTTCCTAAGTCCGAACAATTACCATTTAAGATTAATAATCTAACGATGATAATTGGTGATGATTTGGGAGCTGTGTGCCCGTTTGCAGTTGCGGTATTGTACCAATGTCTCTTGGAGATGGCCGGTGGCCAAACATCCAAGGGTAAACACTATGTACAACCGTTCTGCGAGGGATCTTTTCTACTTATAGCAGAAGAGACCGGGATCGTTCAAGAAGGGCGACTGCGTCACATAGTGACAGAGTCCCTACGTGCCATCGTCTCTTGCGAGGCGCAATTTGACACAAGGTCTACTGAACTTTCCTGGGCACAAACTGGCGAAAACCTTGCCATGGCGATCAAGAAGTCGCGACCTGAATCCAGGTCGTCACTCCTATCCTATGCGCACATGATAACGTACAGTTTACGCTTCCAGCTTCTCACTTGTGGCCTACCCGTTTACGTGCCCGCCGTTTTAGGCGGGCTCGGGTGGCCCCATCCGAAAGGAATAGAATATATGTATCAACGCTTATCGCGTCGACATATACTATCCTTACGAGTCTTGGCAGGATTTAAGACCGACCCCTGGCAGTTGTTCCGCTGGGTAGGTCGACTTAGATCTTGTTTTCGTATGCCTGCTTTATGCCGCATATATAAAGACTTGTTCTCGTTGGTTGAGCCTGACTTTATTAGTCTACCCTGGTCACGAGATAAAGATGGAGCCATTGTAGCGTTGACAGTAGACAGCCCTATTGGGTTGCCTAATCCAGAATTAGATTCAGTTCCGGTGGCCGAAACACTCGATGAGTGTATCATGAAGGCCTTTGGAACTCGTTATCTATTTTCTAGGATGTCACCTACTGAAGCGGCCGGGTCATTTCGTAGTATTTCTTCATCGGCGAAGGCGTACCAGCGCACTATAAGTGAGCTGCTGCGTCTACGCGGTGGTGATTTCTACGAGGTGCGTGCACCGACGGACACGCGGTGGATAGAGCAATTCCAGTTGTTCCTCAGCGGTATTCATATCAGAAATGATCGAAATTTCCGCGACGGGAACCGTTGGCTTGCTCCTTCCGCTAGTGGTCCGGAGTTGCCTCCCCCAC